ATGGACTGACGTTTGAAGAACTAAAAACATACGCAAATACAGCGTTTATTGCAGATCGTATGGAAGGGTTAGCTAAATCAAACCCCGAGTTCTATAGCCATATGACCCCAGCGCAAATTGCTGCGGGTAAACAGTTGTTTAATGCAATCCCTGATTTGCGAAATATCCAGAAGATTTGGAATGGTATCCGCGAAAACGCTATGAATGCCGCTGTAGAAGGTGGATTATATTCTCGTGAACAGGCTAATGACCTTTTGAAATACCATGATTTTGTACCGTTTTACAGAGAAGATCAGTTGGAGCATCGTGCAGGGCCAAAAGAATATTCTAATGGCTTTGTAGATTTTGCCAAGAATTTCAAGATTAAAGGTAGCGACCAGCCAGTTGCGGATGTGTTTGGCAATATGGAAATGTGGACTACATACACGGTATCCCGTGCGGTTCGTAACAAGTCTGCCATTAATAAGTATGAGCTTGCTAAACAAATCATGCCTACTATGGTTGAGGATATGCGGCAAGATGAACGTGGCAAACGAGAAGATAACATTACGTCTATATGGATTGACGGAAAACGCCAGAAAGTAAAATTTGCAGATCCTATGTGGGTGTATGCGTTTGAAGGTATGGAACCTATCGCGTTGCCTATGATGAGTAAGACTGCCGATTTCTTACGTAAGAGCATTGTACTTAACCCATTATTCTCCGTATCTCAGCTTTCTCAAGATTCATTTGCTGCAATGATGACAGCAGGGCTTAGAAACCCATTGATGATTCCTGTAGAAGTTATGAAGGAATTTACTGGTACGTTATTTGGGCAGACTGCTGCGGGTAAATATCTAAAAGCTAAAGGGGCTGTTGGTACTAGAGATTACGGCGTTGGCGTTGCTCGTAAAGATTTTGATATTGCTACTGGGCAAATTAAACCTACCCTAAAACAAAAACTTCTTGCCCCGCTTGAACGCTTTTCAATGGCATCGGATAACGCTGTTCGTCAGGCGCTGTTCAACCGCACACTACTTGAGACGGGCGGTAAGCGGCAGAAAGATGGATCCATTGTTGGTGGGGATCAGGAAGCAGCTATGCACCGTGCGTTTGAGATTATTAACTTCAAGCGGTCTGGAGCGTCTGGCGGCATTCAGATGTTGAAGCAGCAAGTACCGTTCTTCGGTGCGTACCTCCAAGCTATGAACGTAGCGGCTAAAGTCTTGATGGGTAAGAGCATTACCCCAATGGAGCGTAAATCAGCTTACTCTATGCTGCTGTGGAATACTATGGTTGTTTCCGCCTTGGCTTTTGCTTATTCCGCTATGGTGGGTGGAGACGACGACTACGAAAAGATGGATCCTCAGGTACGGGACAAGCATTTAATTATTCCCGGCACAGGTGTTATGCTCCCATTGCGAAACGACTTCACGTTGTTCCCTAAGTTAGTTGCTGAATATGGGTATCTAATGATGACAGACAACGGGTTTACGGATGGTAAGAAAGTTCGTAAGGCTATGTTGGAAGCACTCGGAAATGCCACACTAAGCCCCACAGTTGTCCCACAAGTTATTAAGCCAGCGTTTGAAGTAGGTATTAACCACAATTTCTTTACGGGGCGAGAAGTAGTAGGTAAGGGTATTGCTGGCCGGGATGTCGAACATCGGTATACAGACTCTACTTCTGAGCTTGCTAAATTGATCGGAAAAACCGGGTTGATTGCACCGGTCAATGCGGATCACTTAATTCGTGGGTACTTAGGGTCAGTAGGGGGATTGTTGATTCTCGGTACTAATGGGGTTATGGAAGATAGCGGTGTACCTAAGGCAGAAAAAGGGGATCGTGACGCATTACGTCAAATGCCGGGTATGAGTACATTCTTTGCAAGTGAGCATGGCAGTGCCATGAAGAATGACTTTTATGCTTTGCGTGAGGAAGTATCTCAAACGGTTACAACGCTTAATCATTTAAAAGAGCGTAATCCACAAGAAGCTAGGGAGTACATGGAAGAGCATAAGGATCTGCTTAGACTACAAGGGCAGGTAAATGCCATTAACAATCAGCTATCTAAGCTACGTAAATATGCCGGGCAAATTCAATCATTACCGGAAACCCGTATGAGCGCAGCGGAAAAAAAGGCTACCCTTGATCGTATCAAAGAGAACGAAGATCGGATGCTGATGAACGTGTACAAACTGCGTAATATGGCAGGGTACTAAAAAAGCGCCCCGCTCACGGGCGGGGCTAAGTTCTAACCAAGGAGAGGAGAGAAATGTTGAGTTAAATATATCACTTAACCCGCCACAAGCGCAAGCCCATTTTTCCATTCTCTATAACTGCTTTACACACAACGTCCATACCTAGACGGGTAGCTTCCGCTAATAACACTTCACGGTGCGCATTCCTATCTAGGCACGGTATGAAAACCGACATGCCCGGTTCGAGCTTACTCCACGGGATCAAGAATATCTGATTCAGAATCTTCAGCATCTACCAATAGTTCCTCTTTGAAGTGCGGTAGTCTAGTAGTATCAAACACCAAAGCCGGTACGTTGATCTCAGCGTTAAAGTTAGTGCCCGCAGTCATGCGTTTGCGCCTTGTGCCTAGATATGCCCCGCTGCTCTTGTACATTTCCAACGATTCTTCGAAGTTTAATAACCCCTTATTGCACTCGTCACGGTACGTCCTAGCAACTACAAAAAGCAATTTGGTATCAGGCTCATATCGTGCGGACAAAGCGTTGTATACCTGCTTACTTGGGGTATGATCCAGCCCAGTTTTACTATCCACATTACCCTTAACCACAAGGATTTCAGAAAACTTACGCTGCAAGAAGATACCAAGGAAGTCGCTATTTTCCAACAGTGTTACGCGGTTCTGTTCTCTGGAGGTGCGGATAATGCGGGTTACGTAATCCTGCACGGGGATGTGGTCTATATCAATTAAACCCAAGCGCTTTGCCAATATACCGCCAGTGATACCCAAGGTAGCTTGCGCCGACCAGAAACGTTCCTGACTTGTAATATCTGCTTTACGTTCTATACCAGCTTGAATATTCTGCATGAACTGAATCACCTCGGGTAAGTGCCCGACAACATATTGCATAAATGGGTATATAGCATGTCCATAGTTATCGTACAAACGGTTGAAGTGGTTGCGTGACCATACTGGGTCGTCGTTAGGGTCGTTATATATGTGCATTTCAAGCATACGCATCAGTTCGCCTTCTGGGAAACTCTTAATGGAAAGTAAAGCATCCCGCAATGACCGGTTTGATGTGGTGATAATCCCTGTTGCCCAGCTAGTAATGTTGATACGTTCAGCGTTCTCCTGCGACTTAAGGCGGTTCTTGGCTCGACCTTGCGTAATGTCATAAACCAGATTCGACATCTGCTCGGGGGGCATATTAGTCATTTCGTCAAGCGTAATTGGGATGTGTTGGAAAGTACCAATACGCTGAAGTTTCTGGTTGTAAGTATCCTTTACCTGCATCACTGGCGCTTTGGGGTCTCCGTAGATGCTGTTAATAGCGTGCAAGATAGTTGTCTTGCCAGAGCCGGATCCCTGCGATTTTAGACTTAACAAATACCCTTCCAGATTGATGTACTTGAGCAGAACGTTGCCAAAACCCATCATCAGTGCAAAAGCTTTAGCCTCCATGCCCGGCCTTCCATAGGCGTTAACAACATCTTTCCAGACATGGAAGTCGCCCTTCTCCCTAAACATGGGTACGAGTGGCAGGGTCGAGGCAGTTGGGGGGCTATAAATAATACCGTTCGGGGTGATCTCTTTGTCCCCAAGAATAAACGAGCGGTCTCCCTCAGACCAGCCGAACTGCCTACGTGCTTTTTCTGCTTCTTTAGAGGCTTGCAGTTCCTCCACCCAACGAGTTACGTATGTCATAAGTAGTTCCTGTTTTTTGTTAAGTACGGCGATACCGTTCATGGCGATCATGTCCCGGAAACGATCTTTAGCAAGCACTGAGGACAAAGGAATGATGAACTCCTTAATGCCATCTTTAGGAAGATGCAACCGTGCCAAAAGAACAACACCGTTGTCTGGGTCTTCCATGTGCTTGACGATATAAAAATCGTATGGGTAAATCATCTCCTCTCGGTCTATCAATTCTCCGGTGGACTCGTCCTTAACCTTAACCCTATGGTAGATACCTCCCACCTTGCCACGAAAATATGGAAACGGGTACTTGGGTATAACGATTGTCTGCGCCGGAGCTTCTGGAGTTTCTGGAATTTCTATTACATTGTCTTCTTCCGTAGCTTCAACAAATGTTTTATCCAATTGAATAGGCGACGAAAATTTATGCGGACATCCTTCGCATCCTGCTGCGTTGAGCTTTCGGAATGTTGCGCATGTGTAAGGGCCTCTAGTTTCTGAAGCCTTTCTTTCAGTCTCCGATTCTGAATAGCTTGGGTGTTTACTGGATATGGCATGGATACCTTTCTCCCTGTCTACACAATGCTGGGCGATTGAAAGTCCGGCTCTCCACAATGGCTCTTCAATAGTTTCTTGGTTATTGAATATGTAAGCTATTTGGTTACATCCGGTTCCTTCAACGCTGCTGATAAGTATTTTCTTGAACTGCGACTGAGTATTGCCCATCAGGGCTTTAGTCATAGCATCTAACTGGCGAGGCACGAACGTACCAGTCATGCCAGCAAAAATATCATCCTCGGTCTTGAACAGATTAGTAAATGCTTCAATCGGAGACGGGGTACTAGTAACCAGCACTGCAACGTCAAGAGGGGCTTCGATATTTTTGTAATTAAACGTGCCGGGGATCCGCAGTATGCGTGCAGTATCAGCAGTAACCGCAGGGTCAGCATGTAGCTTGTGCTTCTCACACAAAGCCTTAAATCCTTCAGCTAGTGGCTTCCACTCAGCGGTGCTAACAGCGGTTTCCAATGTCCAGTAAGCGTGCACCCCACGACCAGAGTTAACAATAAACGGTTTGGGTAATTTAACTTCTTTTATAAATTTTTTGAGTGCAGTTAGACCCTCGGCTTGGTCGGCATATGGTTTGCCCAGACCACAATCTAGATCTAAAAAGAATGCTTTCAGTTGACTGGCGTTTTTAGCGGTACGCCCATCTGTTGAATTCGAAAAAGTTGATAATGCAAAATAAGCGTCGTACTTAGCGGATACTAATTTATTAGCTAGTTCTTCTACTTCTTCTATTGATCCTACAAATTTTTGTTTTGGTCTCTCGTCTTTTTTCAACCCTACCACACAATAGTTGCCGCTTGAAGGCAATACTGCCGATAGGAACTCATTCGTGGTTAACATAGCCGTCCTTGTTCCGTCTAAAAAAGTTAGGGCAGGGGTGGACGGCACACCCTTTTCAGTCAGCTAAACCTAGCCCTACCTACAACACCGCTCATCGCGGGACGTTATTTTTAACACAAAACAATAACCAAATACTAGCCCGTGTTTGTACGCCCCTTGATGCCAAACTGCTCTTAGTTATCATCGTCCCAGTCGGAAAGGATCGAGCTAAGATCTTTTTTCCCAGTAGGCTCTTCTTTCTTCTTAGAAACCTTAGTTGGTTCTGGTGTGGGTTCTGATACTGCTGGAGCAGTTGGCTCAGGTTCAGGCGCTTCTGGTACGGGTGCTGGGGCAGATAATTTTGGTGTATTATCAGACGGTTGTGCCACAGTCATTGTGATAGCTTTCTTAGCGGCTTCGGATTTACCTTGCTAGATAGCATCGCCGATCTCGTTAGCTTCCAAGAAACGCACTGGCTTGAACGTGACTTTAGGTGTAGAACTTGCGGTATCAAATCGCATTTCCGTAACCACGGCTGTAATAGGTACGCCCTTACCGCCAATCATCTTAGCGTAGGTTTGTAGAGGCCATTTACCAGACTCGCCCTCACCAAAAATAGATGTGGATGGCAGTGTCAGCTGGAATACATCGCCGTTAATGTCGTTATCCAAAACAACCGCAAGACGCTGTGAGAAGCGGCAAGCACGGGAATCGCCCTGACCAGAACCTTTAATGTTTTGTGGGCAAGTTGCGCATGATTTTGCCTGTGGTTCTTTGACGGATGCATCTGGATGATCCCCATCGGATGACCAGCAATCAGGTGCAGATACTTCGCCCTTTTTATATACGCCAGCAAAAAATGTACGCCCGACTTTTGGTGAGGCGGCAACGATAACAACGTTTAAGTTACGCTCTTCTTTCTGGGCAATTTCTTTACCGTTAACCAACAAACGCCATACACCACCTTCGATGGAAATACGCTTGGTGTTACTGCCACCACCCATAAGAGCTTTAGTTGTATCGTCAAGCTCAAGTGCTTTTAAGTGTGCGGGTAGGCCAATGTCCAACATTGCGAGATCATTACTCATTTACTTCTCCTGTTATTTACGACGAACTGTTACTGCGTACGAAGCATCCAAATTTAGTCCCGGCGGATGCAAGTCCGGGTTCTCTTCTAAAAACTGTTCCATATTGGTAGTTGTGATTCGTTGCTGTAAAAGCTCGAATGCGTCATGCTCCTTCATAAATTTATAAAAAGATTCCCAATCACTCGTCCAGTACCGCTTTGAAATACGCCTTGATACTGTACCAAATTCGGTGCGTAACCCATCGGTTCCTGTTTCCTTGCATATCTCAAGCAGTTTCTCTTGAATCATATTGAGCTGTTCTTCTAGCTCTTTATCTTGCTTACTGAGTTCTGCACGAGCGTCACGTATTTTGATATACGCCTTGACTAATTTATCTGCGGTAACGTCACTCATGAGTGCTCCAATGCCCGTTTTAGCTTGGATAAAAATTCAGAATCATTAAGTAGCACGAGCATGATTGGGCCGTAGAAACTACGTTTAATTAACTCGCTTACATAATTTGCGCTAATATTCCCATTCAGTGCTAACTGCGCCGCATAATGATCTGATTCTTCAGTCCCAATAAAGCACAACAGGATTTCTTTCCTAATTCGATCTGTTATTTTTTGTTCCAGCTCTAGCATCATAGCTGTATTTGCATCTGTATCACTCATATTTTTCTCCGGTTATAAACTACATATAAATCTTATAATTAAATTAATTCTATGTCAATCGTCCTCCAAGATATTTTTGTATAGGTCGATCATCCGTACATGAACATCGACTTTGGATTCAAGCATTTTGTACATCTTCTTCTCAACTGGCGCACCTTGCAAATGAACTACGGTACAAGGGTTGTGTTGTCCTGCACGGTGCACTCGTGCGTTAGCCTGAAGGTATGTCTCTACTGATGTAATCGGGGCAAACCAAACGATCACGTTTGCTGCTGTGAGTGTGACGCCATGCGCTGCCGCTTGAGGCTGGATAACAAGGACTCTAGGCTTGTCCGTTGTTTGGAAATCGGCGAATATCTCTGTCCGTTTCTGCGCTGATACTGCGCCGTTAATAATCTCTGTCTCAATACCATCTTTACGTAATTCCTCTGCCACGATCTGTATCGCATGACGATACGGTACAAAAACAAGTACTTTGTGGCTTGCTTCTTCGATAACTTCTTTCAATGCGTTTATTCTGCTAGATGCATCAAACGCTACAACCTCCCCACTATCCGCATACACAGCGCCGCAGTTGTGGACGATGAAAGGCCCATTGCTTCCAAGCACCGTAAATCTATTACGCGCCCCTACATTTATTATGTCGTAGACGGCTTCTTGGTTGGAGGTATTAGCGCTTTTTCCACAGGCCAGTTGTACCGTGTTATCCGTGCATGTAATGTTACTTTTTTTATCCCATATACTCGTGCAGCTTGTGTTATTGTCATGTCCCCTTTTGGGGTTGATATAATTTTGTTGGGCCTTGTGTTGTTGGATTGTTCCTGTACTGAAGCCCAACGACAATTCTCCAAAGAATAAGGGCCGTTGTTGTCTATTCTGTCCAGTGTCAGTTGATCGGTATACCCCGGCTGCATATCCGCCCAAAAATTTTGAAACGAGTTTACCCATTTCTCGCATACTGTTATGCCACGAGCCCCATAGTTTTTGTAGTCTTTGTCCCGCTTGTCTAAACACCTTCTTTTCATGTTGCCCCATATGCGAAAAGGACGGGAGTAAGCCATGCCGTGGGTTCGGTTTATTTTGAACGCTTGGCAACCACAGTGGTTTCCTAAAGGCCTCGTCTTGGAGCGCAGGCTTTGGCTCTTCCGTACTATTTTGTTCCCACAGTCGCACAGGCACATCCAAGTCGCACAGTTGTGTCCTGTCGTACCACTCCGCTCTAAAACTGTCAGGTATCCGAACCGCTGCCCTGTCAAATCCAATGCTCTGCTTACCATTTAATATATCTCCGCAAGTTTGCCATCCAGATACTGTAAGTACTTGATGGTCGCTAGTCATATAGACCCCATCTAGGGATGTTGTAGGCTTGACCCCCATGAAAGCCACCCCGTCATGTGCGACCCACTCCACGCCATCCCATAACTTATCACGGGTAGTAACTTCTAGTATATATTTCCATCCAGAATTGGTCAATACTTTTGTAGTTGCACTTAAGCAGGACAACTGAAGGAGTTTGTTTAAATTTGTCGCTGCATTAACTGTGGTAATTTCCTCACCCGCTGCTCTAGCCAACATATCTTTACGGATAATTTCGTAGTACTTAAGTTGTTGCGCAGTAAGTGGCACTTCCCTCGTTGTGTACGTCATATCTGGCAAGTCCAGACATTCTTCCTTAGTAAATCTGATAGCTGGTTGCAGTATGTTGTGTACGATTTGTTCTGAATTATTTTTTGGAACCCATTTAAACGTAGTGATTTTCTGCATCACCATATCCCTAAATGCGCCGTAAAATCTTGGCACCGAACTGGGGGACATCATCTTTGCCAGCCCATAAGCATCGGTCGGGGACTGTGATGCCGGAGTACCAGTCAACATCCAAAGCCATGTGTGCGGTTTGACGATTTTATTAAGTGTCTTCCATCTCGTAGTAGACACCGTTTTGTAAGCGTTTGCTTCGTCAATAACAATCAAATCAAAGCCGCCATTCTCAATAGCTTCCTGAATAATTTGCACGCCATCAAAATTAATAATGACAAACTCCGCATCGCTTTTGATTGCCTGTACCCGCTTCTCTCGGGAATAACTATGCGCAATGGCAACCGTGCGGTGCATAGCGAACCTGAACAAATCATTCTGCCAAGCAGATTGCATAATCGACAAAGGGCAGATCACTAGCACCCGCTTAATTGCCCCAATTTTTAGCAGATAGTCTGCCGCCCAAATTACACTACCCGTCTTGCCAGTACCTTGTTCGTTAAAACAGAAGGCACGTTTATGTAAGGTAAGAAATGCTGCTGTCGTTTTCTGATGAGCAAATGGTCGGTAGTATCCGGGCCAATCGTACTGTCCCAAAATGGGACTAAGTACGTTTTTAATTTTAAGATTCTTTAATACCTGAGCTTCTTCTAAAGACCACTTTACTAACACCTCATGGTCATTGATAACTTCTGCTTTGGGTATTACTGCGGTAATACGCTCTGGGTTGCGGACTTTTAATAGCAACGCCTTATTTTCTATAACTTTCAATCTCTTCTCCGATAGCTATACGGGCTAAATCGCCGTTTCGATTAGCCTATAACAACCCCTTACGGGGGTCAATCGACCAGTTCACCTGCGAAGGAAGTAACAATGCGAGGTACACATTGAGACACAGGCACTGATTGGTGCAGTTAATTTACCGGGGAAAACAACAAAAACCCCCCTTGCCCTGCACTTGCACCTAACTCGGAACAAGGTTCAATGAATATTTAAAGTATAACGATTTATTTCTTTTTCGCAATAACTTTTTTGCGTTCTTTCGTACTCGTTTCCCCTACCAAGTTTCCTTTTGAATCACGTTTAAATGATCGGTTCTTAGCAGCGGGTTCGATACGCAGCCCATCTTTATTTAACCCACCCTTGTCAAGCGCTTTGACATGAGCAACATCCTTACCCTCTCTAGCGTCGGCTTTACCGTTGCCATTGTGATCGGGCATTTCTTTATCCAGTTTGCGACGACCACGCTGACGCTCCATACGGCGTTCGTGTTCACCACGTTTCTTTTCCATTTCGTATTCGTGTTTCCACGGACGAGGTTTATTTACGTACGGCATATCAACGTCCTTTCCCGTTATGTAGACAATCAGTCACGGGGCAATATTTATTACAGGTGAAGTTTGGTTTTGCGTTCCATACATCGTTCTTAATGGCGGCTTCCAACATGGCTGTATCTTCAAGCCATTTCATCCAATACACGTTGGATTTTTCCTGCTCGAAATTAGCTTTAATCAGGTCGTTCGCTACCACAAACAACAACCCACCCCTTACTTTCTTAACATCGGGGTAGTGCTTAAACACGGCTAGGGACAGAAGTTCAAGCTGTTTGATATCTGCATACTTAGAGGATTTGCCAGTCTTATAGTCCACTACATACGCATATCCGTTGTTGATAATAATCAGGTCAGCAATACCACGCCACCATACATCCTTATCAAAGAACCCACACGGCTCTAACTTCTTGGTTAGCCCTAACTTTTTCTCACAGTGCTTCTCCCCGTCCATCGCAATTAAACGATCGAGGGGGTCTTTGAGAATACTGACATACTTCTCTGGGATAGGCTTACCATCACGTACATATTCTTCAGCGGCTTTATGTACTTCTAGCCCATAATTCAAGTGCTCTGTAGGAGGCTCTTTGACGTCTTTAACTACACGCAGCCGATAGTACTTCTGAGGACATTGCTTGAACAAATCCAAAGATGAATATGACCACGTATATTTGACGCTCACAAAGCTCTCCTAACCCACAACCCAAATGTGCAGATAACTACCCCAATTATAAATGCTATATCATATAAATCCATAGCTATCTCTTAGCATCTTCCCACCCTTTACGGTAGCCTAATTCAAATGCCTTACGTAGCGTGAAGATAGATAACTCAGCGGCACTACGTTCATCCACAAATTTCTGAGCTTCTGTCACCGCATGGAGGGCGGCTACTATCTTGGGTGCATTTGCTATGCGGGCTTCTAATTCTAGAAAAGCGTCATCTTCTGTCATGCTCATTCTCCTGTATCCATGTTTGTACTGCGTTAGTTAACATTTTTACTTCTACTTGCATATTTAGGCAGTGTTCCATTGCCTGTTTGTAGTCACCTCTTACCAAGGCTTTCTGCGCTAGAGCCATTTCCTTCTTAAGTTCAATCTGATACGACACATACTCAACAGCTTTAGCATTCACCATACGATTCACCAACTCCAGATTCACAATTCAAGGGTAATGTTTTAGCCCATTCAGGACGCCATCTCATACATTGTTCGATGTACTCTTGACCTTCTTTAACCTGATCCTTAGGAACGAGGCAGGCCACGGCATCATGAACGGTCAACACGGGGCGGTACTTTTTACCGATTTTTAGCATCTGTTCAGCGATTACGCACCTTGCAAGTGCCTGACAAACGTTCTCGATAATTTTCCCACCGTAGATTTTAACCATACCTTTCCGTGTGCGATACACAAACTGCGTGCCACCATTCTCATCCGTAACTTTCTTTAGTCCATCGTACCTCTGCCATAGACCGCTTGGTAACTTAAACCCTTTGTTTTTGGCGCTGAACTCAATGACTTCCGGAACCCCAAGACTACATGCGGTGTTTGTGATAATTGCTTCCAGACAGCGACCCGCTTCTTTCCACAGCGCCGGAATTTTAGGGTAGGTTTCTCGGTATACAGATATGATCCTTTTACACTCGTCTTCGCTAACATCAACCCCAAAAGTCTTAAGCTGCGCTTGGAACTTGATCGCCCCCATACCATAACCCGCCCCGAGGATAGTTGTTTTGCCAACAAACCGTTCTTCCTTAGTAACTTTCTCGACTGGCTTGTTATATATGGCGCTTGCCATGATCTTGTAGACATCTTCACCCCTTTCAAACGCTTCAACTAAGTCATCCTGACCTGCCAACCATGCAACCGTACGGGCTTCAATCTGCGAGGAGTCAGAGTCCACTAGTACCCATCCCTCCGGCGCCCGGATAGCCTTCTTCAACTTATTGCCATTTGCCCCACGACTAGGCAGGTTCTGAAGGTTAATCTTGTCATCGCCGCCCCAACGTCCAGTATGTGCTGCGTAGTATTTAATAGGCACAGGCAGCTTGCCACGTTTAGCAATGTCAATAAAGCGTTGCGTACGAGTTTCTTCCAGAGTGGTTTTGTTACCCAGCCTAGCAGCAACCAATGCCTGTACCCGCAGATCAGGATGTTCTGTCAACGCCTTAAATGCTTCATCGGTCTTAGCAAATGCCCATGCCTCCTTACCTGTACGTGCGCTAATTTTAGTAGGAGGATCCACTTTCAGAGCTTTCAGCAACTCAGCAAACTTATCGTTCGACATGAGCGTATCTTTATCTGCGGCAGCGGCTTCAAGCAGTGCTTCCTTCTTGTTCTTCACATCCTCTAGGTGCTGTTCAAGCAGGGGCAGGTCGAGTTCTAGTGATGGTTCGATAAACATACGCAAGGTACAGTCGATAACTTTTAGCTCTTGCTTTGGGAAGTCCTGCATCATGATGTTAAATATTTGGTACGTCAGGTCTACGTCGTTCTTACAGTACCCACCATACTCCTGCATCTCCTGTAAGGAAAAATCCTTACGGCGTTTACCTTTAGCCATCTCGACCTCGGTGCCTTTCTCGCCCACGCCGTATCGCTCAGCTAGTTTAGCCAACGAACCACCAGCTTCCACACCATGAATAGCACGAGCCATGCACAGAGTATCCAGCCACACCTTCGCACGAAACCCAAAAACCCACGAGAGAATCGCCCCGTCGAACTGCGTGTTATGAGCAAGTACAAAGGAATTAGCCCAATCAAACTGGGAGAGCCATGCTTTTGTTTGCTCGAAGTCACCTGTGAACCATCTGGTTTTTTCATCATTCACCTTTACGGCTACGCCGATAACTTCAAACTGATCGCCCCGCACGTACTCCTCAGTTGTATGGGTACGAAATCCAAAGTCTTTGCTGTAAAACGTTTCCGTGTCTATTGTGATTAGTTTCATGGCTGTGTGGGACTATATTGGTTATACAATGAACGCTGTACTGCCCGTTGAAAATCCTCTGCCGCCGCTGGCTGTTGTGCCGCTAGTAGTTGTGATGGATTACCTATCCCCTGCCCAAGCATAGAAGAAGTTATCCCAGTAGCATTAAGTGCCTGTGCTTGCATCGCGGTGTATTGTTTTTGAAGTTGTATGTGTGCTAGATGATTCATCCCTGCTTGTCCGTCTACTACCTGCTCCCGAGTGATTTCTTCAGGAGCTATTGACTGGGCAACGATTTCACCGAGTAGCGTTTGACGGCGTAGTTTTTTAAATGTCTTTTCTTTTACTTTAAGCGCTACTACTTGCTCGATAAACGTACCGTTTCTTACTACTTCATCAAATAAGTAATACCATTTGTTCTGTTTATTAGTTGTTATGTTTGGTATAAACTCCTTCGGATGTTCTTCCAAACGGTTAAGCATTATCTGTACTTCCTTGGAACAAAACCGTCTAAGTATGTTGGTAATCATTTGTATAACTCCTTGGCTAGTTGTTCTTTCATGCGGCTTTCTGCCGCACGTTTTTGGGCTTCAAGTTGTACTGCTATATGTTCTGCGTAAGTTGCTGGGTCACTCCAACCATGTGCATACCGACCACTCATTTTGTATTTCATTGTATCTATGGGGCTTTCCATTAATTCTTTCAGAACAAGTTGTGAGAAGTGATCCCCGACAATAGTGCGTAGTTTTGTTTTATATTCGTGCAGTTCTTCTTCAGTAAAAATGTCTCTGTATCTATTTACTAATTCACTCCACTTGTTATGTGGATATACGTCAAACTCCTCCGGATTTGTATCCATCCTTGCCAGAATTATCTTCATTCCGTTGTTCACAGTAGCTC